TGTCGTGGCATAACCCACATTGATGGTCAACCCGTCAAAAAAGGAATGAAATTAACCGCAACACATTGTGAACAACTTAACCAGATCGAAACTGAAAAGGCTATCGAATGGGTAAAACACAATGTCCATATCCCATTGACAGAGCCGCAAATTGCAGGCATCGCGAGTTTTTGTCCATATAACATTGGCCCTGCGAAATGTTTCTCTTCCACCTTTTACAGAAAGTTGAACTCTGGAGATAAAAAAGGGGCTTGTACGGAAATAAAACGATGGGTATATGACAAAGGACGTGATTGCCGTCAGACCAATGGGCAACCCAAAGGCTGTTACGGTCAGATTTATCGCCGTGACCAAGAATCTGAACTCGCCTGTTTGGGGTTGAATAGATGAGTATTTTAAGGGAAAGGCCAAGAATATTACCACTACTCACTGTAGCAATAGTAGGTTGTACCGTTGGTTGGTGGCTAACTAAGCTATCATTCAATACAAAACTTACCGCATTAGAACAACATTATACGAGCCAGCTCTCAATTATCAGTCACAAAGCTCAGTCTGATACCACTGCTGCAATCCAGAAAATGAAAATTGCACAGGATGCTGCCGCCGCACTTGACCGTCATTATTCAGAGGAACTTGCTCATGCCCAAGCCGAAAATACAGCTTTACGCACTGATCTTGCCACTGGTAAGCGCCGGATGCGGATCGCATCTGCCGACCTTGCAACCTGTCAGCTCACCTCAAGCCGAAATCCCTCAGCCAGCAGCATGGGTAATGCAGCCGAAATCGGACTCACTGCAATTGCTGGACGCACTATTTACGATATCAGAGCAGGAATAATCAGCGATCAAGCTAAGTTGGATTACCTGCAACATTATGTCAGAGACGTGGTTCAGCAATGTAAAATTGAAAATACTCGGAGAAAACACTATGAAAAAACCTGAACTTCTGCGTCAAGCCCTGATCAAAGAAGTGCCATATTTGCATATTCACCCTGAAGTCTTGAGCATATCAACTGAGAAAGGGGTTGTAATAGCAACAGCGGCTGAATCTTTCTCATTTGAATACAACTACATACTCAATCTGGTGATCAGCCATTATGCTGATGATTTGAATTTATTAGTGGTACCAATGCTTCAGTGGATAAAGAAAAACCAACCAGATTTAATGAACAATCCAGAATTGCGCAAAACTGGTTTTACTTTTGCGGTGGATACACCTAATCAAAGTGCTACTAACATCAAGATTAGTTTAAAACTAACTGAACGAGTACTTGTTAGTGAGGATCATGAAAAAAATATCACCATTAAAAACCTTTCAGAACCTGAACTTCCATTCTAAAAGTAATATATACCTCCACGCCCGCGAGGATTTCGGGGGCGTTTTCATCGTTAACAAATACTTCCTTACATATGTGCGTGTGCGTATCAAGCAAGTTGTGTCTACTACAAATACGTATGAGTATCTCAGATATAAGATCTAGACATTAATGTAGGATTTGTCATCCGAGATTTCATTTATAACCTGTGTGATTTCCATTATGAAGGCTATTCACTATTAATTTAGTACAATTACCATGCAAAAAATATCTCTTTATATAACAATATCTTAATTACTGTACTTGTTTAGTTATTCTTACAATCCTCTCTTAATGCCGATTCCCATCTTTAATGGCATTCTTCCCGGCATGAACACACAACTGACTGAACTAATGCGCTTATTGCGCAACCTGATCCGAACCGGCGTTATTACTCAAGTGGATACCACTCAAGGTATGTGTCGTGTCGCAACAGGAAATATTGAAACCGACTGGTTGCACTGGTTGACTCTGCGAGCGGGCAATGCCCGTACTTGGTGGGCTCCCAGTGTTGGCGAACAGGTTTTATTACTATCCATAGGCGGAGAACTGACCACCGCCTTTGTGTTACCGGCCATTTTTTCTGATGAATTTCCGGCACCGTCTGCTTCTTCTGAAGCAGTCCATATAACTTTCCCTGATGGGGCAGTAATGGAGTATGAGCCGCAATCTAGTGCTTTACTGGTAAGTGGAATTAAAACTGCTACGGTGAATGCTTCTGGTTCTGTTCATATTACTGCACCGGAAATTGTTTGTACTGCAAGTAGCAATATTACTTTGGATACACCAGAAGTTATTTGTACCAATCTGCTAACAACAGCCAGTTTGGTAGTACAGAAAGGCGGAAAAATGGCTGGCAACATTGAGCACACCGGCGGGCAATTTAGTTCTAATGGTGTGATCGTGGATTCCCATAAACACACCGGTGTTAGGTCAGGCGGTGACACATCAGGAGGACCTGTACCATGATGTACCTTGGGATGAACCGACAGACTGGCCACAGTCTGACAGATTTGGCACATGTACGTCAGTCTGTCAGCGATATTTTACTTACTCCCGTGGGTAGTCGTCTGGCACGTCGTACTTATGGCTCTCTGCTGCCTGAACTAATTGATTGGCCGCAGAATGATGCACTATGTCTACAAGTGATGGCAGCCAGTTACACAGCTATTAGTCGTTGGGAACCACGGGTTAATCTGACGGCTATTACTATAAATACTCAACAAGACGGCAAAATGACAGTGGATATAACTGGTCACTATCAGCAGTCCACTGAAGTATTTTCTTTATCCATACCTGTGAGGTAAGACAATGCCGACCATTGACCTGAGCCAGTTGCCACCACCGGATGTGGTAGAACCTCTAGATTATGAAAGTCTACTGGCTGAACGTAAAGCAACGCTGATATCTCTTTATCCTGAAGAACAGCAGGAAGCCATTGCCCGTACTCTGGAACTGGAATCAGAACCACTAGTGAAGCTGCTTGAAGAAAATTCTTATAGAGAACTGATATTACGTCAGAGATTAAATGAGGCTGCGCGTGCGGTGATGGTTGCCTATGCTTCTGGCAGTGATTTAGATCAATTGGGTGCGAACAATAATGTTACTCGCCTAGTATTGAAATCAGCAGATAATAGTACTATTCCACCAACACCTGCAATCATGGAGTCTGACAACGATTTTCGTGTTCGCATTCCACAAGCTTTTGAAGGGCTAAGTGTTGCTGGGCCAGTAGGTGCTTATGAATATCATGCCCGTAGTGCTGATGGCCGTATCGCAGATGCTTCTGCTATCAGTCCATCCCCTGCAAATGTCATTGTGACGATTATGTCACGGGAAAATAAAGGTGTGGCCTCACAGGACTTATTAGATAAAGTTGCTGTTGTTCTGAATGACGAAAATGTCCGCCCTGTGGCTGACCGGTTGAAAGTCCAGTCTGCCAACGTAGTAGAGTATCAGATTGATGCAATACTCTATATCTATCCGACACCAGAATCTGAACCTATCCGTATTGCAGCTGAACAAAAGCTCAAACGTTATGTGGAAGCTCAACATCGTCTGGGACGTGACATTCGACTATCTGCCATTTATGCCGCGTTGCATGTAGAAGGTGTGCAACGAGTAGAATTGAAATCACCAACTCAAGATGTAGTACTGGATAAAACTCAGGCTTCTTATTGCACCAGTGCAAAACTGACTGTAGGGGGTTCTGATGAATGATCGTCTGCTGCCAACCGGCTCTACTACATTAGAGGTGGCTGCTGCTAAGGCATGCGCGCAACTACAAAATATTTCAGTACCCCTACGCCAACTTTGGGACCCTGATACCTGTCCATTATCGTTACTGCCTTATCTAGCATGGGCATGGTCCGTTGATCGTTGGGATGAAAATTGGTCAGAAAGCACTAAACGCGAAGTGGTTAAAGGTTCACTATTTTTACACATGCATAAAGGCACTATCGGCGCTATTCGTCGTGTGGTAGAGCCTCTGGGTTATCTCATTAAAGTGCAAGAGTGGTGGCAAACCAATGATCCTCCCGGAACCTTTCGACTTGATGTAGGAGTCTTGGATAGCGGTATTACCGAGGAAACTTTTTTAGAACTGGAACGGTTGATTTCCGACGCCAAACCTGTGAGTCGTCATCTACTTGGCTTATCAGTCAATCTAGATGTGAAAGGTGAATTTTACTGTTCCGTTGCGAGTTACTGCGGTGATGATCTTACGGTTTATGCTTATACCCCTGAGACTATCACAACTAGTAATAATGCGCCTGTAGGCGCAGCACTTCATGTAATTGATACAATGAGGATTTCGTTATGAAATACTTTGCAATTTTAACCAGTCTAGGGGCAGCAAAACTAGCAAATGCCACAGCCCTTGGTACAACGGTTGATATCACCCATATGGCGGTTGGTGATGGTGGCGGTAAATTACCGGCTCCTGATGCTAGCCAGACAAAACTGATTAATGAAAAGCGCCGTGCTGCAATTAACACGTTAAGCGTTGATCCAGTGAATACTAGCCAAATTATCGCTGAACAGATTATCCCTGAAAATGAGGGCGGTTGGTGGATACGCGAAATCGGCTTGTTTGACAGCGAAGGTGTGATGATTGCTGTGGCAAACTGCCCTGAAACTTACAAACCTCAATTGCAGGAAGGATCGGGTAGAACACAAGCAGTCAGGATGGTTTTAATTGTCAGCAGCACTGATTCTGTCACGCTAAAGATTGATCCATCTGTAGTGCTAGCAACTCGTGAATATGTGGATAGTTCCATTAAAAAACACGAAAAAAGCCGTAATCACCCTGATGCTACAACTAAAGACAAGGGGTTCGTTAAGCTCAATAGTGCCACAGATAGCAATGATGAAATAACGGCTGCAACCCCAAAAGCAGTTAAGATTGCTTATGATTTGGCAACCACAGCAAATAATAATGCAGCTGCAGCCAATACTAATGCAACAAATGCTAACAACAATGCCAACGACAGATTAGCAAAAAACCAAAACGGTGCAGACATTCCCGATAAAAATGCCTTTGTGAAAAACCTTGGTTTATTAAAACTGCTACGGTGAATGCTTCTCAGTGAATGGCAAAGCGTTAACTAGGGATATTTATATTACGTCTCAGGATATCTTCAATGGGCAGGCAATCGCTATCCCAGAAAGAGCCGATTTGAATGATTATCAAACACCAGGGCTTTATTATCAGGGGTTGAATGTACAAGCGGAATCCGGTAGTAACTACCCTGAATCACTTGCAGGTTCACTTGTTGTTTTACAGACCGCAGGGGTCACTCAACGTTATTTTGTTTATAACAGTAGCCGAATATATACACGTTCTTTATATTCTTGGAATAGTCCTGATGCAGTATGGTCACCTTGGGCACGAGAATATAATACCCTGAATAAACCAACTGTGAGTGAGCTTGGTTTAGCGGAAACGGTGAATAAGGCGAATGGTGCGGTACCGAGTAGCCGGAAAATTAATGGCAAGGCGTTAACCGGGGATATCAGTCTGAGTGCCGGGGATGTGGGGGCATGCCGGGCGTATAGTGGCACTATCTCAATTGGCGGTAGAGGAATGTGGTCAACAGCTGAATTTTTGCAATGGCTAAAAAGCCAGGGCGCTTTTGACAATCCATACTGGATGTGCAAAGGCTCATGGTCATATGCCAGCAATCGCATAATCAACGATACAGGCTGCGGTAATATCTGTCTTGCGGGGGCTGTAGTTGAAGTCATGGGCGTAGAATCTGCAATAACGATTCGTGTTACAACACCGACGACAGCAGACAGTATTGGCATTCCGAGTGCACAATTTACTTATATTAATCATGGTGAAGATTACCGACCCGGTTGGCGTAGGGACTATAATACCGCAAACAAGCCTACTCCTGTCGGTGCCCCCATCCCATGGCCGCAACCAAATCCCCCATCAGGTTACCTTGCGTGCAACGGCCAAACCTTTGACAAATCTCGATACCCACAATTAGCGGAAGCTTATCCTAGTGGTAAAGTACCCGATTTAAGAGGGGAGTTTATTCGTGGTTGGGATGATGGGCGTGGTGTGGATAGTGGCCGTGGGATTTTGTCGTGGCAACCACAACAAGTTCAGTGGCACCAGCACATTGGTGGTCACGGTGGTCGAGCACGAGGAGCATTCGGTGTAACAAATCAAGCCGGCCATCCCGGTTCATATCATGATGACGGAAAACAAACTTTACCATTCACAAATAACGGTAGCGATTATCAAGGATTTTCAAACAATGGTGCTGTCGGAAATGAAACCCGTCCCCGCAACATCGCATTTAACTACATAGTGAGAGCAGCATAATGACAGAACAGAAATACTCTTTAGAACATGAAACAGCCGTATTGGGTAAAGACGGATTAGCCACTCAGGCCGGGTGGATAAAGGTTTATCACTCGAATCAGATAACAAGAGAATTCACGAGCTCTGATATCGAGTATGTGATGCTCGGTATCAGTTTATCGGCGGGTGCTTATCCTGATGCTCCAGAGTTACCGAAATCTGATGACGAGGCTGTCTGCCGCAGCATGGACGGCAAATGTTGGGAAACCCTCCCAGACTATCGCGGAAAAATCGCTTACGATACGAAAACTCGTCAAAAACGTGAGATAACTGAAATAGGTGAGCTACCCGATACGCTGACTTTCAAGAAACCTGACACCGACTATGACAAATGGGACGGCAAAGAGTGGGTAGTTGATAAAGACCTCCTGAAATCCAGTCAGATTAATGATGCCAAGCAACAACAAGCAACACTGTTACGACAAACGAATGAAACACTTTCGTTACTCCAAGACTCTGTTGATTTGGAAGTTGCTACTGAAGCAGAAAGAGCCGCTTTACTCGAATGGAAGAAGTACAGAGTATTACTCACTCGTGTGGATACTTCACAGGCTCCTGATATTGAGTGGCCTGAGATGCCGAAGTGATGGTAGGGGCCAGAAATGGCCCATTTTCACTCTGCCCTTACAATATAGTTGAATGCCACGTTACGAGGTCTCGTTTCATTACCGCCTGTACTATCCGTATTTTTTTGATACATTTTCCCGCCAGTTCCCCCCGCTCTACCTTGTCCTGGTTCATCAATCGTCTGATAACTGTGTGAGTGTGCTTTTAACTCATCTGCCTGCCAACTCAAAATTCCACGCCCGCTATCCACACCGCGCCCACCAGCCCACCCTCGGATAAACTCACCCCTCAAATCCGGTAGTACTCCAGACGGATAAGCTATTGCCAGCTGTGGATATTTCGCTTTATCAAATGCTCGCCCACTGCATATGATGTAACCATCAGGCGCAGTTGGTAACGGCCACGGTATAGGTGCGCCTACCGGATAAGTATTAACAACTCCCCCCAAAATACTCTCGTTGGTTAATTGCTAATTATACTCAGGGATAAGTTGTTGACTAATAAATATCAATAATATAACAAGCAGAATAGACGAAAAGATTCTTTAACTAAAAGCCACAATAGGAAAAACAAACGTTGATATTATGTTGTTTAATTCTCCACTATTTAAAAATATATTCTGGTTAAATACTTAGAAAAATCAGTAGATTAACTACTCAATTTGTATCATCTCCCACACATTTCCCATCACGTGATTTAGTAGACAGGATGCTTCAACATAGCGGAACACCTTAACAGGAGAACCGCTAATATGGCACAAGAATATCATCATGGCGTCCGTGTACAGGAAATTAATGAAGGCACTCGTACCATTGCAACAGTTAGCACTGCTATTGTTGGTATGGTATGTACTGCCCCTGATGCAGACGAAAAAACTTTCCCATTAAATACTCCGGTCTTGATTACCGATGTATTGAGCGCCAGCGGCAAGGCTGGTAAAACCGGTACATTGTATCAGGCACTCAAAGCTATTGCAGATCAGGCCCAGCCCGTTACTGTTGTTGTCCGTGTAGCACAAGGCGAAACGGAAGAGCAAACCATTACCAACATCATTGGCTCTGTCACTGATGAGGGCAAAAAAACAGGTATGCAGGCCCTGTTGGCAGCACAAAGCCAATTGGGGGTAAAACCTCGCATTCTGGGCGTTCCTGGATTGGACTCAAAGGCTGTCGCTACTGAACTAGCAAGTATTGCACAGAAACTGAAAGCAATGGCTTATGTCAGTGCTTACGGATGTAAAAATATCACAGAAGTTATCAAATACCGCGGAAACTTTAGTCAGCGTGAACTGATGCTGATCTGGCCTGACTTCCTGAGTTGGGATACTGTTTCCAATAGCGAGGCTATTGCTTACGCTACTGCTCGTGCACTGGGTCTGCGAGCTAAAATCGATGAAGAAACCGGTTGGCACAAAACCCTGTCCAACGTTGGTGTCAATGGCGTAACTGGTCTTTCCGCAGATGTATTCTGGGATTTGCAAGATACTGCAACAGATGCTGATTTGTTGAACAAAAGTGGTATTACAACTCTTATCCGCAAAAATGGTTTCCGCTTCTGGGGCTCCCGTACTTGTGCAGATGATCCACTGTTCCAGTTCGAAAGTTACACTCGTACCGCACAAGTTCTGGCCGATACAATGGCTGATGCTCATATGTGGGCAATCGACAAACCACTGACTCCATCGTTGGTTCGGGACATTATCGAAGGTATTAATGCCAAATTCCGCGAGCTGAAATCTGGAGGGTACATCATTGACGGCCAGTGCTGGTATGACGAAACAGCCAATGATAAAGACACTCTAAAAGCGGGCAAATTGACCATTGATTACAACTACACGCCTGTACCGCCACTGGAAAACATGATGTTACGCCAGCGTATTACAGATAGTTACTTAATGGATTTCGCGAAAAGCATCAACAGCTAAGGGGGCACTGATGGCATTACCTCGCAAACTTAAATACTTGAACTTGTTTAATGATGGCAATAACTATCAGGGAATAGTAGAAGAACTTACTTTGCCTAAGCTAAGCCGTAAGTTGGAAGCCTATCGCGGCGGTGGGATGAGCGGCAGCGCAATGGTGGATTTAGGCCTAGATGAGGGCGCATTAGATGCGGAATTCACTTTAGGTGGTATGGAGTCTCAGCTCTATAAGCAATGGGGTATGGCGAAAGCGGATGGTGTCATGCTGCGTTTTGCAGGCTCTTGCCAGCGCGATGATACTGGTGACATTGTTGCTGTTGAAGTTGTGATGCGTGGTCGTTTCCAAGAGTTTGATCACGGCACTTATAAGCAGGGAGATAACACCCAGACTAAAATTACCGCTAAAAACACTTATTTTAAACTGACATGGGATGGGGAAGTTTTGATCGAAATAGACACCATCAATATGGTTGAAAAAGTCGGCGGAGTAGATCGTCTGGCGCAACATCGCCGCGCTATCGGTCTGTAATTTATACCCTATCTCATCAGGCTATTTATCCATATTAATAATGCTTGATGGGATAGGTCTTAATCGGATAAACAAGGTTGAACCATGACAGAAACACTAATTACTCAAAACGACGATCAGAAAACAATAGCATTGGAAGAACCACTGGTGCGTGGCAATAGTGATATCACGGAAGTGGTTGTACGTAAACCTAACAGTGGTGCGTTGCGTGGCGCTCGGTTACAAGCACTGTTGGAGATGGATGTGGATTCTATGGTGCTGGTTTTGCCGCGCATTACCACACCAGCACTAACAAAAAGCGAGCTGCTGATAATGGCACCTGGTGATCTGATTAATCTCAGTGTGGAGGTGGTCAATTTTTTGTTGCCGAAGTCGGTCAAGTCCGGTTCCCAGAACGACTAACAGTAGATGAATTGGTGGCAGATATTGCCACCGTTTTTCACTGGTCTCCGGTTGTGACAGACGAAATGTCACTGCCAGAATTACTGGACTGGCGACATAGGGCTATCTTACGAAGTGGTGCAGAAAATGAGTAATATACAATTACAGCTGAAAACAGTTATAAGTGCTGTTGGTAAGCTGACCCACTCCTTTAAATCCGTTCAACGAGACAACAAAAAGCTGATAGATTCGGTTTGGAAAATTCGAGGTGAATTCAAGCTGTTAAATCAGTCCGTTAATGGTATCAAGCCTATTCTAAAATATGCGCAGGAAACTACGCAGATAAATACTAGAACTGATTTTAAATTGCTTAATCGGTTGGTTAATAAATCTCTGTCTATTCAAAGTAATACGAAAGAGACTGTGCAGATTCGCAATGATTTTAAGTTGATTAATAAGTCAGTTAGTGAATTTAATTTTATTCAGAATAATACACAGGGAATTGTACAAACCAAAAGTGAAGGAAGTAAAGACAATCGAGGTTTAATTTGGCTAATTATCAACGAATTTAAGTTATTAAATCAGTCAATTAATGATCTTAAGCCGATTGTAAAATATGCACAGGAAACTACGCGAATTCGCGACGATATTAAATCGTTAAATAAGTCTGTTGATAAACTTCAACCTGCCTCGAATTGCACACAAGGAGGTGTATCTACTAATAATCGAAATAAAGAGAGTAGAGGTGGTGGTCGTCTTGGTAGGGTTCGGGCGTTTGGTGAGCGTATTACGAACACAGGCGAAAAAGCAAAGTCAACCGGGCTTAAGATGCTGGAAACCGGCAAAAATATAGTGATGCCGGGTTATGAATTAGAACCCTTAATGTCCAGACTTCAGGTGCTCACTAATGTTGGAAAAGATTCTCCTGAATACGTTATGCAACGTAAACAAATTCGGGAAGAGAGTAAAAGTAGTGGGCTTTCAGTTAACCAAGTTGCTCAAGGGCATCTTGCTTATGCTTCAGCGAGTTATACACCAGAACAGATAAAAAATATGATGCCTAGCACGATAGCTATGTCTCGAGTTAGCGGTATGGATCTAGCTGCTACTGCTGAGATTGGTGTGAATGCGTTGGCTAGTTTTAAGTTACAGTCTAAAGATATGAGCCATGCCAATGACGTGATGGCAGCCACTCTTATTGGTTCTAGAACTACACTGGCTGCTCTGGGTGATGCCATACAATATGTTGGCCCAAAAGCGACATCATTAGGGACTGATTTTGAAACTGTAGCTGCTGCTATCGGAAAACTATCATACGCCAATATTAATGGGGTAGCAGCAGGAGGTGCTCTGGAAGATATTTTAGGGCGGTTGGCAAATCCTCCCAAAATTGCAGCAGAGGCATTGGAACAACTCAGTATCAAGACGCATGATGCTGAAGGTAATCTACGGGAATTACCTGATATCTTGGCTGAGTTGGATAATAAAACTCGTTCTTTGAATCAAGCACAACGTGACAATTATCTTAATGCGATTGGTGGTGATGATGCAGCTCCTGCTTTAGGCGTATTGGCTAGCCAAGCCGGGACAGGAGGATTACAGACTGAGATTGGTAAGCTGAAAAGCCCGCAAATGGATGGAACAGCTCAAAAAGCAGCATCTGAAATAACAAATAACCTTGAAGGTGATATCCAAAAACTTAATGCCGCTTGGCGTGATTTGGGCATTCAAATTTTTTCTGGTGTAGATAGCCCTTTAAGGGGAGTTACTCAGAAAATAACGATAGTTGTTGACAAAATTGGAGCGTGGATGGAAGCCAATCCTCAGCTGGTTTCTACTATTGCAACTGTCACAATGGCCGTAGGTGGGGGTGTGGCTGTATTCGGCGTATTGCTGCAAGTAATTGGTGCATTGTTGTCAATGGTAGAAGTGGCAATATCCAGTTTCACTAGACTGAGAAGTGCAGGGGCTGGTTTAAGAACAATCTTTGGCTCGCTGAGGAGTGTAATCTCAAAGGTCATTGAACCAGTAGGTAATGCCTTGCAAATACTGGGGAGGGTGGGTGTACGAGCTTTCAGTCTTTTAGGTAATGCTCTCAGTATATTGGGACGCACCATGATGCTTGTTGGTCGTTTAATGATGGCAAATCCAATCCTTGCTGTTATTGGTTTGATTGCAATGGCAGCTGTCTATATTTGGCAGAACTGGGAGTCATTGGGGCCTAAGTTAGCTCAGCTTTGGGAAGGTATTACAAATGTATTCAGTAATGCTGTGGAAAATATTAAAAACTTTTTCATAAATAACAGCTTAATAGGCGTTATTTACCAGAATTGGGATGAGATTGTCAATTTCATGAAAGGTATGCCAGGAAACTTGCGGAAGTTTGGATCTGAAATGATTGACGGCCTATTAGAAGGAATTATAGAAAAATGGGAATCAGTAAAAAATAAATTTTTTTCCATTACTGACTGGTTTAAGTCGTGGTTGAAAGGAGACTCAAAAGCTGAAGTCGCGGTAAAAGCATCACAGGAAGTCACTAATAGTAGTACTAGTTCTGATGCAGCTACAGTAATTGCTGCTACTGCCCACGATAAAGGCGGCATTATTCCTGCTGGACGGTTTGGCATTGTCGGTGAATATGGACCTGAAATTATAAGAGGCCCTGTGAATGTTACTAGCCGGAGAAAAACGGCTGCATATGCTGCGCTAGGGCTATCAGTGGGGGCAATGATGCCATTTATGGCTGCTGCTCAAACTGCTCCATTGCATTTCCAGAGTTTGCCGGTTCATGCCTACTCTGAAGTTCAGGAAAGAGCGGAAAGAAATCAGCCGCAGCAACATCGCGAAGCACCACAGTATCACATTTATGTCTATGGTTCGCCGGGACAATCCGCACAGGATATTGCCCGTATGGTCAGGCATGAGCTTGAGCAGCGGGAGCGTATGCAACAGGCTCGTTTACGTAGTTCGTTCTCTGACAGGGAGGATTTTTAATATGATGGCTGCATTGGGTTTATTTGTTTTTATGCTGAAAACCACACCATATCAAAATTTTCAATATAGACAGTCATGGAGACATGCTTTTAATAGTCGAGTTGGAATACGGCCTGCTTGGCAATTTTTGGGACCAGAGAATGACACTATTACGCTTTCTGGAACATTACACCCCGAACTTACAGGTGGAAGTTTGTCATTGTTGGCTCTCAAGCTTATGGCTGACAGTGGCAAAGCTTGGTCTTTTATTGGTGGCAATGGTGCGATTTACGGCATGTTTGTCATTGAAAGTATCGACGAGACAAAAACTGAATTTTTTTCAGATGGGGCTGCCCGCAAGATAGAGTTTACCCTGACATTACGGCGAGTGGATGAATCTCTATTTGAGATGTTCGGTGACTTGCGGGATCAGCTTTCTGATATTAAAGATAAGCTTCCTGGTATCAAAGATAAACTGGTAAATAAAGTCAAGGGGGTATTTTCATAATGCAGAAAATGGACTGGATTCCTGATTTGGATTGGATACCGAAACTAGATCTGGTGACAGGAAAAAATAGTGTTCCTGCATTTCTTCTGGAAATTGATAACAAGGATATCAGTAGGGGTATTCAATCGCGTTTGATGTCGTTGACAATGACAGATAATCGTGGTTTGGAGGCTGACCAGCTCGATATCGAGCTGGATGATGCAGACAATATGCTAAAACTGCCTTCCAGGGGAAATGTCCTATCGCTGGAATTAGGCTGGCATGGGTATCCATTGGTTCCTAAAGGTAAATTTACCGTTGATGAGATTGAACACAGTGGTGCTCCGGATAGGCTGACTATCCGTGCTCGCAGTGCTGATTTTCGTGGGGTAAGCAATAAGAAGCACGAAGAGTCTCATCATGGAAAGATTGGAGAAATTGTCCGTACGATTGCAGCCAGAAATAACCTGAAAGCTTCCGTAGGTAAAGATATTGAGAACATCACTATCCATATTGATCAGACAAATGAATCTGATAGCAGCTTCCTGACCCGGTTAGCAAAGCGGGAAGGGATTATCTCTTCTATAAAAGGTGGCAGATTGATCTTTATTCGGCAGGGACAGAATAAAACGGTCAGTGGTAAAGAGATCCCTGTTGTGGTGATAGATCGTAAGTCTGGGGATAGTCATCAATTCTCTTTAGCTGATCGCCAGGCTTATACCGTTGTGAGGGCACAGTGGCAGGATACGCGTAACCCAAAGAAAAAACAGACAGTTTCTGTTAGACGCGGTGAATCAGAAAATAAGCATAAAGAAGAAATCCATTCGAAGGTGAAAGGAAAGGAAAAACAGGAAGGGAAGCTGGAAAGGAAACAGAAAACCTCCATGGAATACGTTAAATCGAAAGGAGGAGGTAAAGGGGAGATCCATTTGAAGGGGGAACAGACTACCTCTATGCAATTTTCTCGATCAAAAAGTATAAATAAGGAAACGGACTATCTGGTAGGCAGTGAAGATAATGTCTTAGTGCTTTCTCATATTTATTCTGATAAAGCCAGTGCTGAGCGTGCTGCCAGAGCTGCTTGGGAGAAAATGCAGAGGGGGACGGCATCATTTTCTATTCAACTGGCTTTGGGGCGTGCTGACCTCTACCCGGAAACACCGGTGAAAGTTGTTGGCTTTAAACCAGAAATAGATGCGGCAGAGTGGACGATAACAAAGGTTACTCACACGATAAATCAAGGAGGTTTTACAACACAGCTGGAGTTAGAAGTAAAAGTTAATGATCTCGATATGAAATGATTGTTCTCTAATTGAGATCTTATGTTATAATGTTCACGTGATGAGATTGTGTATTAAATAAGGGTAAAGAATATGATCAAATGTCCTCTCTGTGGTAAAGCAGCTCATGCTCGCAGCAGCTTTGAACATTCCTGCCAGACAAAAGAACGTTACAACCAATGTCAAAACATCAATTGTGGTGCAACGTTTGTCAGTCATGAAACATTTGTGCGTTTTATTTCTAAGCCGGGTGAAGTGGCGAGCGTCAAGCCTCATCCTAAAGAAAAATCAAAGAGCCAACTAAGTTTGATTTGAAAATTAAAAGCTAGTTGCAGACGTTTTGCCACCGAAAGGTGGCTTTTTTATGTATATTAGATTTGTTTCTGTGCCTTTTTAACTACTATACTCTTGTGAATTAGTTAATAAATTCACTTGCGTCCTTGGTCATATTTTGTCAGCTTTGGTGTAATCAGAATCACTGAATCAACACTCACCGAAGTAGGACAATAATGATGAAAAATGTGGGCTTTATCGGCTGGCGCGGGATGGTCGGCTCAGTATTAATGCAGCGTATGATTGAAGAGCGGGATTTTGATGTTATTCGTCCGGTATTCTTCTCGACATCACAACACGGACAGCCAGCACCTGATTTTACTGGTCAGCAAGGTACGTTACAGAATGCTTTCGATATCGAAGCTCTTGGTGCTTTGGATATTATTATTAGCTGTCAGGGGGGAGATTATACTAATGAGATTTATCCAAAGTTAAGAGCAACAGGTTGGCAGGGATATTGGATTGATGCAGCGTCAGCACTGCGTATGAATGATGATTCCATCATTATTCTTGATCCAGTTAACCATGCGCATATTCAGCAAGGTCTTAATGAAGGCATAAAAACTTTTGTTGGTGGTAATTGTACTGTTAGCCTAATGTTGATGTCTTTGGGGGGCTTATTTGCTAATAATTTGGTTGAATGGGCTTCTGTTGCAACTTATCAGGCAGCTTCTGGTGCGGGCGCTCGTCATATGCGTGAACTTCTGGTTCAGATGGGAGCTCTACATACTCAGGTAGCAAAAGAGCTGCAAGATCCGGCATCGGCTATTCTGGATATTGAAAAAAAGGTAACGGATTTTACCCGTAGCGGAGTTATGTCAACTGAGCAATTTGGCGTGCCGTTGGCAGGTAGTTTGATTCCGTGGATTGATAAACAACTTGATAACGGCCAAAGCCGTGAAGAGTGGAAAGGTCAGGCAGAAACCAACAAGATCCTCAATACTGGTAATAACATCATTACCGTGGATGGCTTGTGTGTACGTATTGGGGCGCTGCGTTGCCATAGTCAGGCATTTACTCTGAAATTGAAAAAAGATATTTCGATTCCTGAAATTGAGCAATTACTGGCTGCGCATAATGACTGGGTTCGTGTTATTCCAAATGATCGCGAATTAAGTATGCGCGAATTAACCCCGGCGGCGGTAACGGGAACTTTGAATACTCCTGTAGGGCGTTTACGTAAACTGAATATGGGCCCAGAGTATTTGTCTGCTTTTACTGTCGGTGACCAATTGTTGTGGGGAGCCGCAGAGCCTCTGCGTCGTATGCTGCGTATCTTGGTTTAATTATTTTAATACATTTACTTATGTAAAAATCCACTCGTTATTCGGGTGGATTTATCCATATAGCTCTGTTCATTGTTTCTTTATTGGTTTATTTTTGTTATATTCATAAGCTATGTTTATGATATTCTGTCCAAATGTATAGTGAATCGTTTTTATGGAGATGGTAGGAATGGAACAAGATAAACTACTAGCTTTAAAGGTTAGAGAATTAAGGGAGTTGGCAAGGACGTTATCTTCTCGTTATATGAGCCAAATAATATGGGTCAGGAACTAATTATATCTACTCAATCATCTGATATGGATATTTTATTATATTTTTTATTTATAATAATTTTTTCTATGTTTTTTTATTTATTAAAAAATACACGGAAAGTAAAAAGAGTATTTCTCTATTTATAATTAATATTTTGTTTTTATTTTCTTTTTGTACAGATCAATTAATTATATCTAAATTTAGTTATTCCTTGATTCCACCATTTATATTTTTGAATTTAAATGATGAGGTAATAAGGGTAAGCGCGGTGATATTTTCAATTTTAGTCATGATGATGTTCCCAAGGAAGTTTAAATGTTGACAATAAATTACTGGTGAAAAAGAATAATGGATTATACCGAAATTATTATTTCTACTAAATCATCATGGTTGGATATATTATACTATTATGTTTTATCTTTTGTTATATTGTTTTTTCTATTTATTCTTAAGATAATAATAGAAGAAAAAAATAACAATCTTATGGTTATTTTTGGTGTTATCTTGGTTCTTATATTATCTAGTGCTCAATTAATTTTAATAGGATATGAGTACAATATACCTGATTTTATTAATTTTAAAAGCGAAAGTATAAAGATTGGTGGTTTTATATTTTCCTTATTGTATATTATTTTAATGCCAAGAAGATATTTTAGATGA